GAGAAGAGGGGACGTGGTGATGACGGACATTTACACATCCGAAGTGCTCATGCAGCTTTTCGTGTACGGCCCAACATGGGATGGCAATCTCATATCCAAAGAGGGCCGCAACCGTCTCGTTGAAGCAGGGCTGGCAGTCCGATGGAACGGATGGAACCAATTGACCGAGGAAGGCCTCGAAGCCGCCGTTGCTGGTGGCATGGCGGCAAAACATTGGAGCGACAAACGATGGTACAAGAAAGCGGCGAAGCTCACATGACAGACGGAGCACCGAAGCGGATATGGGCGTGGATTACCGGCATCCAGCCGCTACAAGGAAACGCTGGCTTGTGGCGAAGTGGCGAAGGGACCATCACCGATGATGAATACATCCTCGCCGCCTGCGTTCCTACCGTGGATCGGGCCGACTGCACGGATGGCGCGACGTGGCGGGATGCCTGCGACCGCGACCGCGCGGAGAGGTGGAAGTGATGGGTTACGAGACTGATTGGACGCCCGTTAAAAACGATGTTCCGTGCCGAAAGTGCGGCGAAAAAGGCGGAATTGAAGTCCGTGATTGGGAAAGCTCGTGCGGTGGCTTTGAGGATTACCATTACCGCTGCACCAAATGCGGACAAGACTGGTGGATAGAAGGACCGGACGCATGACCGACGCGCCGAAGAGGATTGGCCTTATTGGAAACGGTCTTGGCCAATGGGCGCTTGCGACGCAGGAAGAAGCGATGCTCGCCGTTCATTACATCATCGCCTCCGAACACGCCCACATCGTCGCCGAGAAGGATGCGAGGATCGCGGTGATGAGGAAGGCTTTGATGGCGTTCGAGCAGCACGAGGCCAGTCACTTCAGGGGGCCGGACGCCGAAAAGAACCGCCGCCAATCGTATCGCGGCGTAAAGCGCGCGGTTCGCGCAGCCCTGAAAGGAGACAGCGATGAGTGAGGCGGATCGGGACGCACAGAGAGAAGAGGGGACGTGGTGATGGCTGATCTTCGCAAGCTTCTGGCCGAGGCAACGCCGGGGCCGTGGCGCATTGTTCCCGACCAAGAGGGTGAACCGGCTCAGTGCATTACTGCTGGCGGTTTTGACATGGCGACAGCATGGGGCGAATACCTTCGGGCTGAAGCAGACGCCCGCCTGATCGCCCTCGCACCCCAACTCGCTGAGGCGCTGATCGAGGTGAGGGAGAGGCTGAGCCGACTCTCCCGTTGGCTGGATACCGACGCCGAAATTCTCGCCGATCTGAGCGACGCGGTGTTCGCCGATCATCACCATATCTGCGGCGAGATCGCTGCGACCCTCGCTAGCATAGACGCAATCATGGAGAGCCGGGACGATGGGTGAAGTAAGGCACATTGACGAAGCAAGGCCGCACGTCAGCGGGCCAGTTCTTTGTTTCCGCTGCGAACACGAATGGGTGGCGGTTAGACCTGTCGGGACGTTTCCAATGGAGTGCCCGAGTTGCGGGGCGATGATGGGGTATTCATGGTCAAACGTTCGTTTCGCGTTTCGCGACGTGCTCGGAGACGAGTGTTGCGAGCAAAAGGACAGCACCGGAACATGTTGTGCTCCCGCATGTATTTTCGGTAGCGCGATGAAATTGGCGACGCTAGTTCACCGACTTGGCATCATGGATGGCCGGGAAGATGACTGACGAGCGCATACCGACCGAGGTGCTGGACGAGGTGTGGGTGGGTTCACGCGCTCAGAGGGATCGTTTGCGTGCAAAATTAGGCGGGCGGTGCGCTTACTGCGGCTGCGTTCTCGACAAGATGCACGCTGACCATATCGAACCCGTGATCCGCGTTCAGACTGACCCATGGGGGCGTCGTCTTCCTGTCTCTGAGCAACGGCAAATTCGCCCGGAAAGAAACGTATTCTCCAACATGATGCCGTCCTGCGGACCATGCAACATCCACAAAGGCGGGTACAGCCTTGAGGAGTGGCGTGAGATGCTAGGCAGGGCTTCGGAGATCATCGGGCGCAAGCAGTCGATATTCAAAACGGCGGTGCGTCTCGGCCTGATCAAAGTGAACGATGGCCCGGTGACGTTTTATTTCGAAATCCTCCGCGACGCAAGGGAGGTGAAGTGATGTTGCCAGATGAAACTGCATGGCTAATCGAGAGTGGTGCAGGAGAGTGGTGGGACGGGCGCACATCTGGAAGTGAGGCCACATTCACGCGCGACGCAAATGATGCCGTCAGATTCGCCAGATTTGAGGACGCCGAGCGCGTGAGATGCTGGGTTCTTGCGCCAATATCGCGACTCCTCCGCGCGACAGAGCACATGTGGGTGCCAACACGGGAGAAGAAGTGATGGCCGCGCACAAGCGGATATGGGCGTGGCCCGCCTTTGGCCCTGAGAGCGTCACCGGGTCATGGTCGGCCAACACCTATCACGATGAGCGGACCGTCGCATACATCCTCGCGGCCGAACACGACCGCATCGTGGCCGAGAAGGACGCGGAGATCGCGCGGCTACATGACAAGTTGTGTGTGGTGAAAATGGTGATTGAAACTCTTCTTGCCAGACTAGAAACCGCCCGCAACGATGCGCTGGATGCCGCCGCCATCAGCGCGCTGAAGGGAGGGGAAGAATGACTGACATACCCCAAAAACTAATAAATGAAATTCAAAACTACACTTGCTCGCCATGGTGGAACGGCGAGGCGTATGCAGATTTCAAGGGATACCCTGGGCGTATCCGAATGCTTGAAGGCGGTATTGGAGACTCCATTGACGACATTCACGACGTCATGAATTGGCTGCGGGAAGAAAAACTGTTTCGGCAAAGCGACAGGCTGCGAACGATAGCCGGGAGATTGGCCAGACTACAGGGGCCATATGTCTCGGATCAACCGCCAGTGCTTATCCGAGATATAGCGCGGGGGTGGAAGTGATGTATTGCCCCGGATGCCATAAGAAGCTGGATACCAGCCTTACGTCTTGCAACCGATGCGGGTGGCAGATTGTTTTGGGTCAGTGCATTCCGCGCGCCGAACACGATCGCATCGTGGCCGATAGGGATGCGGAAATCGAGAGGATGCGGCATGATCGTGACAACTGGCGCGGTCGGGCCGAGTTTGCCGAAGCGCAATTTGAGGCACTCGCGGAAATGGCACCCCCGCCGCAAAAGGGTCTCCTGCTGCGCCGCCTCAAGGAACTTGCCGCAAAGCGCGGGGGTGAAAGAAAGCCCTGACGCTTGATTCCACCAGATCAAGCCTAGAGGCTTGCGGCCATTTCACGGATCAGGCGCGCTATTTCGTGGCGCGTCAATTCCTTCTCCCACACAAGCTGACCCTGAGTATAGCACCGCAGCATCGTGCGGCCGTCAACCGTGGTGAATGTGGCCAGCTTCACGCGGCCCTCTCGATTGGATCAAGCGCGCGGATCACCAAGCCATCCGCCTTGTGAAACGTCAAAACCTGGAGCGCTCGCCTGCCGCCGAAACCCATGCTGGCCGCGTAGGCATCCGGCGGGCAGAAGGCGTGAAGGCTCTCCCACCGTAGCGGACCAATGTCCTTCGCGGCGTCGTGGTGTACATGCCCTGTCAACAGGTGCCGGTGGCGCGCATCGCTCCAGAACGTGCAAATGTCGCTGAGATACAGAGCCATCTGTTGCGGCCTGGCCTTGTCGCCGTGGTGCGCGAATATGGCGCACTTGCCCCACTGGAATTGAAACAGGTCGCGCGGGTCTTTCTCCACGACAACCCGAGGCTCGGCGCGGTAACGCTCGGCCAGAGCGAAGGTCAGGACCAGATGCGCGGTTTCGTCGTGGTTCCCCCGCAGCACCCGCACCGTCAGCCGAGAATGCTTGGCAAGCAACAGATCGACGGTTTCCGCGAGGATTTCGACAGCGGTTTCCAGCACCTTGAAGTGCCGCCCGTCCACGTCCAGCTTGTGTTTCGACTTCGGTGTTTCCGCGTCGTCATTGTCAGCATGGAGCGTGTCGCCGCCGAGGATCAACACCGCCTCGGCGCTGTCTGGCGTAATCGCAATGACCTTGGCGAATGCTTGGCGTATGTCCTGACATGCGAGTTTCAGGTCATAGCTTGCCCCGCCGGTCTCGCGGCCCCATGCGTGCATCCCAAGGTGCAGGTCCATCACCGGATAGACGCTGCACAGATCGTCCAGAACGCGATATGGAGGCGTGACAGGCTCGGCGGTTGCCATCCCCTCGAAAGCCGCGCGGATGCGCTCCAGCACGTCCTCCGCATTCGCCACGGGCTTTAGCAGGACGGAATAGCTTATCCCGTCCTCGCTATTTGTCTTGGCCCATGCGAGTTGCGGGACCATCATCGTCCCCACCGCTTCCATGCTTGCGGAAATGGCGGGGTCAACATCGGCGGCGAGATAGCGGCGGCGCAAGGTGGAGTCTGGAATGCCGAGCGCCCGAGAAGCTGCGGCAACACTGCCGTATTTCTGGACGGCCGCGACCGCTTCATCAATCACGCCGGGGGCAAAACCGGGGGCTGCCATCAGCTTGTCCGGTTGCCGTTGCGGTCGAAGCAGCCGACACTTTCGTCAGATTGCCGCATCATTTCCGCCTGCATTGATTTTAGCGCGTCGGACAGCATGTCCATGACGGCCCACTGGCGCTTGATACATTCAGCGACCAGTTGCATTCCGGCGGTTGTCGTCCACCGATCTGCCGGGATGCCCTTCGCGCACCGCTTTACGAATTTGCGACCTTCTTCAAAGGCCGGCTCGCTCTCCGCTCGGAAGGCTTCAATATCTTCGCCGCTGATCATGCAATCCTCTCGGCTTGTGTCAGCATAAGAATGACGCGCAAGATATTGTGGCGCAATATAAAGTTGCACTAAACGTTGGGTTTTTGCGCTACTGCCTCGAATGATTCCCCGCTGGCAACCATGCAGGCCAAACCAGCCCCATTGTGAACGGTAATAGTCCAAGTCCCGGTCTCACGGTTGGCCCATGTCACGATAAGAGCGCCATTCGCGGCAATTCCACGGGAGATTGGTTGTTCGTGGAACTTGTTTTCAAGCGTGGCGATAACTTGATCTTCGGGCGCGCATTGTTGAGCATGAGCCGGGGAAAGAATCGCAATGATGATAAACACGACAAGAGCGCCGATAATCACCTTTAGGCCGAGAGGCAGGCGGTTGAGTTGTTCAGGGAATTTCATCTTCAAACCTTTCGTTTGTTATGAAACATCGGACTGCGCTTGCTATTGTCCGATGAGTTGTTTCATGTGCAGCGATTCCAAACATTGACGCACACACGCCACCAGAACGGTTTAATCCGCCTGCCGCGCCGGAAGTGCGGGCGCCTCACTTGCGGAACCGCGTCACGCCGACAACACCGAAGATTGAGACGATTATCATCCCGGCCCACTCATCAAGCGGCGCTGGAAGCGCGGCAATCGTCCACGGCTGCGGGTATGCGCACCCGGAACAGAACAGGAGCGAGTAGAGACACACTGCCCCGAACCAGACGCCTAGAGGGACCGCGAATAGCAGCATCAGCCAAAGCCCGCCCGCGCGCATGTAGTCGGCGCGGGTGCGGTAATGTTCGCGGATGATCTCCGCTTTCAGTGCCTCGCGATCGGTCTCGGCGGCGATCTTGCGATCTACGGTCGAAAGCACCCGGTCCAGAACGCCACCCGTCAGGATGCGGAGGATTGCGCCAAGCATGTCGCCTCACGGTTAGATGAAAATGACTCGAAGGTTAGACGAAGATTAGATGGGGGCGCGAAAATGACTCGAAACAGCCGAAAAACCCAATGTTTTCGGTGATTGTCACTTCCGAAAATGACTCGATTACTTCGCCCACCCCCAACGCTTCGCCGCCGCATACCAGACACCAGCCACGGCGCCCACGACAGCCGCCGCAAGGTCAGGATCGGTGCGGATGTAGTCCACCACCCAACTATCTGCCCCCTGACCAGCCAGATAGCCGGCGAGCGCATAGAGTGCGATCCGAACGAACGGGAAAATGTCGGTCATGTCAGCCTCCGAATAGCTTGGAAATCCAGCCAGCGAAGTCGGCCAGCACATAGGCCAGCCCCGCGAAAAGCAGGCCGAGGATGGCCGCAAGCCCGGACTTCGTGCCAGAGGCCGGTTTTTTCGCCGCTGGCGGCGTCTTCTGCATTCTGCGCTCGCCATACCCGCCAGCGCGCAACGCAGCCTCAAACGCCACCGCATGGGCCGCAATGGCCTGCGCCTTGTCCAG